GAACTGTCCCGCCAGCAGATCGATGATCTGGTCCGCCACCAATCCAATATCGCCACGGAATACCGCATCGTCCTCAAGGCCGTGAAGGCAGCTTAGACCGGCGCCAGGGTGCCGGAGCTGGTGAAGACATGCAGGGTATAGGAGACTCCACCAACCGTGATCGTCGAGACGGTCCCGCCGGTGAAGCGTTGCGGACCGATATAGCGAAGGATCACCTTGCCCGCGTATCCGGTCACGCCTTCGCCACCGCCGTACCCCGGGCCTGGGCTCGCTGTGCCGCCGGATGCGCCGTCACCACCCTTACAGTAGGTGACTGACGAGCCAGTGATGCTGCTGGCCACACCCGCACCACCCAACGCCACCGAATGCCCACCGTTGGCCCCGACTCCCCCTGCGCCACCCCCGCCCGCGCCGCCGGTGCCAGACGCAACATTGCCACCCGTGCCGCCAGCATAGCCCTGACCGGCGATCCCAGTTCCGCCCGCCTGGGCAAAGGAATCGGAGTTGCCGCCACCCCCGCCGGAGCCTCCGTTTAGCCCGTCACTATCTGGAGAACCGCCGCCGCCGCCGCCGGTCGCCGTGATGACGCCAATCGAGCTGTTGCCGCCGTTGCTCCCAGAATTACCTTCCGTCCCCGCCGCCCCTCCGGCGCCCACCGTGACGGAATAAGACGCACCGATTATCGGCGGGAAGGTCCCAGTTTTCAGGCCGCCCGCACCGCCGCCTCCGCCCGATCCGAGGCTGCCATCGACTGGCGTCCCGCCGCCGCCGCCGCCTGCCGCGATGAGGTATTCGACCTGCAGCGGCCGACCGAGCAGCGCGATCAGCCGCGCAATGCTCATGCGACAGAGAGGGCGCAGGGCACGCCGACCACCGTGGTCCCGCCATCATCGGTGACCAGGCCGATCAGGTGTCGGCCATTCCCGAAGGTCGGCGCGACACCGCCGGTCCACTTCACCGAGGCAGGCCAGGTGGGGACAGCGGCGCTACTGATCGTCAGATCCAGGATCACGCCCTGACCCTTGCTGGCGGTGAAGTTGGAGAAGGTGAACGTCGAGTTGGTGGAGATGGACTTTGTCTGAAACTCGCTCGCGGACCAGTCGATATCCAGCGCCGCCAGGGCCTGCACGTTCTGCTTGGCCGTGCCGGAGAAGGTCATCCCGCCGGTGATAGTGGGAGAGGCGGAGGCCGCCGCGCCGAGGTTGGATCTCGCCGTCGCAGCGCTGGAGACTTCGGACAGGTTGTTGGCGACTTGGAAGAGCGCTGAACTCGCCAGTGTCGCCGCAGAGCCGAGCCCCAGATTGGCGCGGGCGGCAGAGGCCGAGGCGATCTCGGAGAGGTTGTTCGCGACCGTCAGGAAGGTCGACCCGAGCCCCGACACCACTTGCGCGAGGAAAGCCGCAAATGTGAGCTTCTTTAGCGGGCCGCCAGACGGATAGATCGCCAGCAGGTCGGTATCGCCGGCCGAAGTGGCGCTCGTAAGCTGAGAATAGTCCTTATCGGCCATGATTGCAGTCTCTGGCCCCTGACGCCGTTCTCAGCCGGACGCGGGCGCTTCGGCGATGGCGGCGTGTGTCCCGTAAGCCTCCACGACGTTGCCGGATCGGATCACGGACGGGTCGGCGTTGATCCGCGCCCACATGGCCGAGCCCGGAAGGGTGCGGACGCGATTGTCGGTGATCCTGCAGTTGGTGAAGGCCGCATGGCTGTCCGACTGGATCGCGATGGCCTGCGGATAGCCCATGCAATAGTCGTTGGCCTCGATCACGATGGCGTCCCCGCCCCCGGTCCCGTGGTCGAAGAAGCCGCTGCCCTGGCTGGGGCCGGCGAACTGGTTCTTGCGCACGGTGATCCGCGCGAGCTGGGTCCCGCCGCGCCTCGTCCAGCCCTGGAGGCCGTCCGGGTGGTGCGCGTCCTTGAGCATGCCGCCCGCGAAGACGTTAAACTCCACCAGCACGTCCGTGCAGGAGGCGATGTCACAGCCGTCGATGGCGAAGCCGAACACGCCGCAGCCGCGCAGCACGACGGACTGGCTCTCCAGCATCGAGACCCCGACGCTGGCCCGCTCGATCTGGCAATCGTGGACCGTGACACGGGCGGAGCTGCGGACCGTGACGCCCGCGTCGAGGCCAGCGCCGAGATAGCGCAGAGCGCTCACCCCGACATCCTTGCAGCCAATCAGGTTGAGGCCGCCGGCCCAGGACCCGCCGCGAAAATCCCCGCCGGTCCACGAGAGGCCCGTGCAAAGCTTGAGTTGCACGCTCCCGAAGGTCGCGGCCGACCCGTCGATCACCAGCCCCACGCGGTTCTGGATCACCACGTTCGGGAAGTCGCCGACAAACTCCAGAGCGTTGACGGCGGGGTCCTTGAGAACGGGGGCCAGGGTGTCGGGGGTGACCTGGGTCACGCCGCCACCAGGGCTGTCTGGGTGGGCGCGATCGGCACGCCCTGAACGATGCCGGCGCCGTTCGTCGGCGCGCAGTCCGTCCGGCTCTCATAGAGCATGTTGTCGATGTCGGTGTTCTCGTAGCCGAAGTTCGTGGTCCGGTTGCCCGACGACTGGCTGACGCTCGCGTAGGAGATCGGGCCGCCGTAGTCGAACCGCACCTGCGTGTTCGCCGCCCACGTACTGGTCTTGCGGGTCAGCGTGACGGTGTTGCCGGAGATCGCCGCCGTGAAGATCGCGCCCGTGGTGGTCCCTGGGTTCGAGCCCAGCGCATCGCCGCCCTCGTTATAGCTGTGCCAGGTCGTGCCGCCGTCTTCGGACACCTCGAACCCAACCGGCGCCCCGGCGTTGGGAGCCACCAGCGATCCGCCGTTCTTGAGATTGAAGGTGACGGTGATCACCGCGCCGGACCGGCTCGCGCTCGCAGGAGCCGGCGTCGGGTCGTACGTCGAGAGGCCTGCCATGGCCAGCATGCCGAGCGCGTAGCGGTAGTTGATGCGGGCGTTGCCGCGGACCTCGTTCACGCCCTGGTGGGCCGTGTCGATGGAGGTGTCTAGGCGGACGTCATGGGTGTAGCCCAGGACCACATTGGTGATGCCGCTTCCGCCCGGCGGGACCCACGTCACCTGCTTGGTGCGAAGATCCGCGAAGGTGTCCGCAAAGGTCTTGATGAGGGCGCTGGTGGCCCCCGCCCCGGTGCTGACGAAGGCGTGGCGCTGGATGCCCACCATGCCGACCACGATCGGGTAGTCCAACCCCGCCGCCGCATAGTTGCGCACTATTGAGGTGGTTACCGTGGGGCCGCCATTGGCCGGCTGGTTGGAGAACACCTCGTTACCGTCGCTGACACCTGCGTATAGGGCGTTCAGGAGGCTTTGGTAGGTGGCGTGGCGGCCCTGATCGGCCGTGCCGTGCATGTGGATGAAGAACGAGATGTCCTTGCCGGCGGTCAGCAGGAGGTCGGTAATCGTGCCGGACCCAGGCGTCACATAGTCACCGAACATCTTGTAGGTGCTGGACGAATAGGTCACCTGGTCGGCGTAGAACGACCCCAGGCTCTCGCCGGACTGCGAGTGGTTGACGATCATCCAGGGGACGGTCGGCGCGAGGGTCCCCAGGCGCTCCATCATCGCCATCATGCCGTTGGAGGCGTCGCCACCCGCCTCCAGCACCGCGATGTCCACCTTGCGCCATTGCTTGTTGCGCGCCCGGTGCAGGCCGAAGGACAAGTTCTTCGTCGAGGGGATCGCGATGCCGGAGCCGGGGCCGCCGGAACCGAGCACGGAGATGTCGTCCTGGCTCTGGCCGACCACGGCCCCCTTGTAGCCCACCCGCACGCGACCGCGCTGGATGGCCACAACGGTGTTGTCGTCCTCCCGACGCAGCTCCACGTAATAGTCCCAGCCGATCGGGATGTTGGGGATGCTGAAGGTCTGCAGCCCCGTGGCGGTCCCCGTGGACACGCGTGCCCAATCGCTGACGATGGCGTTGTCCGACTGCCGCGTGACCCGCGCCTGGACGTGCGTGGCGGCCCCGATGACGTAAGCCTGTTGGGTGATGGTCCGCGAGGTGGCTCCGCCGAGCCGCAGGCCGAACACGTAGCCGTCACCCTTGGAGAGGCATAGCAGGCCGTTGCCGGCATTGTAGGCCGGCCGCATGGGCTGGCCCGTGGTGGCCGAGCCGCTGGCGACCGTGAAGGCGCTGGCGGTTTGGGTACCCGCGGTCTGGGACAGATCCCCCGTGCCTTGCAGGCTCCAGTAGTACTGGACGTTGCCCGAGAACTGCGTCGTCGGCAGGACGCCGCTCGCGATCGCCTGCCAGTCGGCGTCGGACCCCGAGGCCGCGATCACCATGAAGTCGCTGATCTTGCCGGGGAAGTAGTTGGCGATGCTCTGGGTCGCCGCCACATAGGAGCCTGCCGCTCCCGCGTTGAACGAGCCGAACGCCATCACCTGCGTCTTGGAGGCGCTGGTCCCGATCCCCACCCAGGTCGTGTGGGTGACGGTGTCCCCGAACTCGATCGCCATGGTGTCCAGGCGGATCGTGATCACCTGCATGGACAGGGCCGCGACGCTGACACCATTCCAGGTCGCGCCGTTCTTGGTGTAGCGGAGCACCACCAATCGGGGCACGTCGTCGGTGATCACGGCCGAGCGGATGAAGTTGCCCGAGGCGAACCCGGAGGGCGACCCGTCGGCGTCCGAGGTGGCGTAGTTGCCGATATGGTTGGCGCTGGCGTGGTCCTTGCCGGAGATGCCGATCCGGCCCTTGAGGGCCGTCCCCGTGGCGGCCGTCGAGTCCTCCCCGAAGTAGCGGATGGAGAAGCCGCGGCCGACTGTACTGCTCCCCGTTCCCCCCAGGTACCAGGCTCCGCCCATGTCCTGGCTGTCCGTGGTGGTGACGCAGGATCCACGCCGGAAGTCCACGAAGAAGGCGATGGCCCCATCCGCCCCACCCGTGACGTTCGCCCCCATGATGCCATAGAGGCCCACAGAGGTGGCGATGGCGTTCTGGGCCGTTTCGCCATTGCGGCGCGGGAAGGTCACCGAGCCGCCGGCCGCCAGTGTGGCGGCGGTGATGGCGGTGATGTTGACGGTCAGGACCGTATCCTTGGTCTGCGCGCCGACCGTCTCGCGAACCGTCACGCTCCAGCTGGTGGCCACCCCGCGGTCGGGCGTGATGAGGCCGACCAGCATCTCACCGTTCGCCGACACGCTGACGCGCCCGGCAAAGCTGGTGTTGCCCAAGCCGTCGTCCAGCAGCGCCCAGGTCCCGCCATTGCCGGAGAGCTGGCCAACCTTGGTGAGGGTCGCGGACTTGTCGAGGATACTTGAGTGGTCGAGTGTGGCAGACGCGAGTCCGCTGCTGATCGTAAACGCTCCCAGCGATGACCAATTCACCGCGCCCTTGGAGACCGCGTAGGCTTGCTGCGCCTCTGGCAGGTTCGTGTAGCTCGCGCTGAGCTGCGAGTTGATCCAGGCCAGCATGCGGCCATCAAAAGGGCCGGCTGCGACTGAAGCCGCGTCGAATAGTGCGTGCCAGTCGCCTTCGTAGGTCAGCGCCGTGCCGGTCGAGGCCCGGACGCTCGCCTGCTTGGCGCCCTGGTTGGTCTGCGGGGCAAGATCGGCCGCGCTCATGCCTGAACCTGCGGCTGCGGGTCACGCGGGAAGGCGATCAGCTTGAGCTGGTTGCTCTGCGCGGCGATCTGTTGATCTCCCGCCTGGGTATGCGCGTCGATCACCGCCCTTTGGGTCTCGCCCTGCTGCTTGATCTGCTCCGTCTGCAGCTTGGTCTGGGCGACCTGCAGCGGGGTCGGATCGGGCGGAGGAGCCGGCGCGGAGCCTTGGGCGCTTGGCGGCGGTTGCTTGGCCATCGCGTCCATGACCTGGTCGATGGTCGCCTCGAGGTCCCGGCCAGCTCGGAAGCGGCGGACAGCGTACTTGACCAAGGCTCCAGCCAAGGGTGCGAGCGCCGGGTTCTGCTGCACGGCCGGTCCCCACTGCTGGATGAATCCGCCAAGGGCCGACGTCAGCTCGACGACGTTCTGCTTCTCCTCCTGCTCGTCCATCTCAATCGTGGAGTCGGTCTCCACATCGACCCTGAACTGCCGCCCGGCATTGTCCCGCAGCAGTCCGACCACATCCTCCCACGACGGGGATGCCAGCCGCTCCTGCATTTCGTCTGGGATCGGCGGCTGCGGCGGGGGTTGCTGGCCCATCATGCGCGCCTGCTGGACCTGCATCTGCCAGGCCTGCGCGCCCTGAGCGATTTGCGCCTGGATCTGCGCCTTCTCCGCGTTCGTCGGCAGGTCCATGCCGGTGACGGCTTTCAGCGTCTCCGGATCGAACTTCTCGGCGATCACCTCCGCCTTGATACGCAGCGCATCGCGGGCGAACCGCATCATCTCGACCTGCTTGGTGCGGATGCGCAGCGTGCCCCATGCGCCCTTGATCCGCTCCGCCGTCGCTGTGGCGCTCGGATCGTTCATCCCCCTCAGAATGTCGGAGACGCCGGTGATCTGATAGACGTCGCTGATCATCTGCTGGCGCTGGGCGATAAGGGCGTTCAATGCGTTCACGACCAGGTCGATGGGCCAGTACTCGACCATGCCCCTGGCGCCGCCGCCCTCCTTGATCCGCATCCAGTCCGGGACCGGGATCAGCGTGTTGTTGGACGAGTTGAACAGGGTGTTGAGATTGGTCTTCTCGGTCGCGGCGTAGAAGCCGCGCACCTTCACCGCGTCCTGCAGCTCCGAAATGCGCCCGGTAAGCTTGTCGATTTCCTCTGCCTGGTCCTGGTAGTAGACGTAATCCGGCGTCGGGATCACGCTGTCATTGGCGACGGTAGCCAGCAGCGGGCGCGGGCACGGGAAGAAGCCTTCCAGGCCCAGGGGGTCATCACGCTCGTCGAGCGGTCGGGAACTCCAGCCCTTGGAGATCCAATAGACCTTCTTGGTCGACCGATCCCAGATTTCGTAGATCGCGGCCTTTTTGGTCAGTGCGGCGTCGGTGTCCCGCTGGCCTTGCTGGACCGGACCCCAATCGAGCGGCACGAGCTTGCCGATGGGGCCGAAGCGCTCGATCAGCTGCTCCCGACCGAGGTAGACCCGGCGCCAGCAATACCAGACCTCGTTCCAGGTCCGCGCGACAGAATGGCCGAAATCGTCCCAATTGACGTAGTCGGTGATGCTTTCTTCGTAGATGACCGGACTATAGGGCTCGCCGGCCATGTAGGCCGAGCCGTCCTCGCGCCGCTGGACCTGTTCGGCGGGGATGATGGCTCCGGTTTCATCTTGATATTGCGCCTCGCCATCGTCTCCGTCACCGTGGCCCTCGGTGACCACTTGCAGCTCAACCTGCGGCACGACTTGAGGGCCATGGGTCGGAACGTATCGTTCCCACGTCTGGCCCCGGCCGAAGAGCACGAAGTCGTCGCGGCACTCTCGTAGCCGCCCATCCACATCCTGCAGATCGATTGACGCTGAGAGCGCCCGCTCCAGCACTTCTGAGCAGATCCGCGCTATGGGGTCTGCGTCTTCGAACCGGCGGACCACGACTGGATGCGGCGGCCTGGCGTAGATCGCCGGCTTGATCGTCTCGGTATTCGCCCACAGCATGGCGAAGCGGCGCTTGCCGTCTTCCTGGCTGTTCTCGCGCTTGTAGAGCTTGGCGATCTTCTTCGCCCGCTCGAGCCATTTGCTCTGGGCTTTCTCGGAAATGCCGAGTTCGGCAATCCAGCGCTGGGCACACGCGGCCTGGCGCCTCGCCTCCTGCGGATCGTCGGGCGCGGTCGGATCGGCAAGCGCAGCATCGGCCATGACGCCATAGTTGGCGGTCGATGGCCCTTCTCAGCGAGATGCGGGCGGCGTCAACGGGAGCGCCACAGAGGGATGATGATCAAGACACCGAAGAGGCGGAGCTTCAAATAGAAGCCGGCGTGGCTCACCGCTTCTGGCCCTTCTGGTAGGGTTTGCGCTCGAAGGTTCCCGCAAGCGGCACGGTCGCCGTCACCGCTTTCTTTGCCGCGGCGGCCGATCCTGGTAGCGGTTTCGGCGTCGGTCGCTGCGAGGCGACCCAGGTTGGACCGTGCAGACCGAGATCGATCAACTCCAGCACCGCGGCGTGACGCGTGAGCCCGTACTTCACTGCGTAGGCGTCGATTTGCGCCGTGCGGACTTCGCCAAGCCGAACAGATAGCGGCGGCGTCTTCGGCTGAACCATGAGGGATGTAATACACAGATGTAATACATCCTGCAACGGCCTACACCCGGTCCGCCCTAGGCTTCTGCTGCGCCATCAGCTCGTCCCAAGTCATCTCGTTGATGCCGCGCACTGCGGCCGGAGGCTTTTCCTTCTCCGCGACGATAGCCGGGTGAGCCATGTCAAGGGCGCGGCCGATCAGGGAGGCGTTGTCTACGTCGTCGTCGTGCTTGCCGGCCGGAAAACGCACGAGTTCATCCAGGAATGCATCGCCTTCCGGCCCCTCGGGAAGATGCACCATGCCCATGGCCGCTCGGGCCTGAAATCCCCTTGCTCGGGTCGGCTTGTCGGCGATGCTGGGTAGCCACTCAAGCCGACACCAAGTCGTACGCTCGCGCATCCGGCGTGTAAGCGCCGGCTCAATCGCCTTTTGGATCACCCCACCCTCGCCGAACCACGCGAACGGCTCGTGCGCCCGCATCAGATCGATCTTGGCCTCAATCCAGGCGTCAGAGGTGGCCTGCGCCCGATAACCGCCCGGCATGAGCCAGAGCTCGCCCTTCTCGTCGACCCCCCAGACACGGTGCGTGGTGAAATCTCCGCCGGCCTCGGTCACCGCATAGTCGCTCGCGCCGTACTTGCGCAGTCCTACGGGCTGATCACCCGGCCGGTAGCGGTTGCGGGTGTAAGTCCGGATCGAGCCATCTGGCTGCTCCACATCTCCCCCGTCGAACCATGCCCGGATGAAATAGCTGCCCTGCTCCGGCGCGGGCCTCTGCTGGTAGAGGCTGGCCCAAGTGCGCGGGTTGCGCTGGAACGGCCGCCAATGCTCGTGGCTGAACCATTCCGGCCATAGGGTCTCCCCAATCTGGCGCCCGAGCGGATCTCCGGCTCGATCGCAGATGGCGGGAAGGCAGACCACGAACCACGTCCGCCCATCCCGCCCTTCGATCATTCCGCTTTCGCCGTCCCAATCCTCCGGCAGGATGCGGCCGGCCGGGTCATCCTGGTGCCAGCGCGTCAGGATCATCACTTGGGGCGATCCTGGCACCAGGCGCGAGCAGAAGTCGTCGATGTAGGCGTCCCAGGTCTTGTCGCGGATCGTCTGGCTCTCTGCTTCCTCCCGGCCCGCTATCGGATCGTCCACGATCCCAAGCGCGGCGCGATTGCCGGTCAGGCCAGAAAGCAGGCCTCCGGCCATGTATTCTCCGCCTGTCGATAGCGCCCACTCGTCGGCTGCGCTGGATGCCGTGGAGAGCGCGATATCGGGGTTCAGGTTGCGAAAAGACTTCGACTTTATGAGTTGGCGAGCGCGGCGGCCCTGCTTTCTCGCGATGTTGGTCGCATAGCTGGCAAGGATCACATTCTTGCGCGGATACTTCGCCATGAACCACGGGACGAAGACGACGTCGGTGTACGTGCTGTTGTGCGTCGGGGTCATCGATCTCCCGCAAAGGAACAGGTGACTTGGTGAGTCAACCTCGATGCACACTGTATCGGCGCGGCCGGCGGGCTCCACGTCGATATAGGTGTTCGGCGTCCTGTACTGATTCCTTGCTCTTGCGGCCTTCCTCGGCAACCGCGCCGATCTTTGGAGGTAGAAGCTGATGCGGTAGACCGGCCCATGGTCTACACCGTTCAGCATCGCGCGGCTCTCGCTCCAGCCGGCTTTCACGCCTAGGGAACGCACCAATTCCCGCACCTGCTCAGCGAGCCTGAGATTGGTGTTGCAGAAGGTCGTACTTCCACGATGCGGACAAACCGTCCCATCGGTATCGATGAGCCCTTGTAGCAATGCAAGGCGCTGGGCGACGGAGGCGCGCAAGTAGGCTGGCGGAATATGCTTTTGGCCGTACGTCCTATGATGCGGGTCATCCAAGAGGCCCAATGAAGCGAAGACACCGCGAACGCCGATCACTTGGAATAGGGTAGGCACGGACGTGTCTCGGGTTTCGTATCCGAGACGTTCAAGCTCACTTCTCAGCCATGGCTGATCGTGGAGCGACGAGGTGATCCGGACGCTGGCCTTGCTTCCGTCGCCCAGCCAAACGCCAAGCAGATAGGGATCAATCGGCAGCGGTGCGTCCGGCAGATCCAGGACACCCGCGCGGGTTATCATGGGGCGCTTCGAGCGGCGCCGGCATAGTTGCCAAGTTTCCTTGATCTTCTCGACCGGATGCTTGCCGCACAGCCTCACGAGCCATTCGTGCTCGCGATCCGCAATGATCTCGTCGCCGCAGTCCGTTTTTACGCGATAAACTGGCCGGTCTCGCCACGTTGGGCTTACCCATGTCACGCGACAGGGCGCTCCGGTCTCGTCGAAGACTGCGTCTCCAACGCGGAGGTCTCCCATCGTGCTCCATCCCTCCGGAGTGGGAATGGGCGTGTCCAGCGCAAGCGCCTTCGCACTCCCTGGCGGGAGCAGGAACATGGCGTTCGGTATGCGCCCTTCGGCCAACCCCTGAAGGGTGTTGCATAGCAGCAGATGATGGCTGACCAGCTTGTTGAGCCTGATCACCGAGAAGCGGTCTTCCTCCTCAGCATCGGTGAGCGGGACAGTGGGGATGTCCACCAGGCATGCAAAGTCAGCCACGCTGTTCCGGGCCAGGAGTCGGCGCGCGGCGACGACGTGCTCAGGCTTCGGCTGGAAGCTTGATGCTGGCAATGGCGCGGAGCTGCTCGGGGGTGAGGCTAGATAGGTCGACGTGGGTTTCGGTCTGGATCGCGCCACCGTCCTTGCCGGTGAGCTCGCTGCGCTGGATGTCGGCCCACTCCTCGCCACCCATGTTCTTCAGGCCGAAGACGACGACTGTGGCCGATCCGGTCCCGCCGCCGTCCTTCGCGACCTTGAGTCCGATTCTCTCCCATTCGTAGAGCCGCGCCGCCTTTGCGCACCTTACGGCTTCGGAAAATTCCGGATGAACTTCCATCCATTCGTTGATGGTAGACCGACAGACACCGATGCTGCCGGCGAAGGCGGTGAGGCTATAGCCCTCGCTCATCCTAGCCAGGACTGCCTCGCAGTACTTTGGATCGTACTTGGTTGGGCGACCTGCGGGCATTATACGGCTGCCTTCTGCTCGAGCGGCGCCAAACGCCCAGCGCAGTACAGCACGTTGACCACGTCTCTGTTCTCGAGGCTTGCCCGCTCGCCTTCGCCCATATCGTTGCCAGCGTACTTTTCGGCGACCTCTTGGCTCGCCCGCTTTGTGGCAGCCCGGATGGCATCCGCCATGCTGCCCGACGCGGCGTACACGCTCTCGGCTTCAGCGATGGCGGCGCGGCTCAGCCGATTCAGCGGATGCTCGCTCAAGGCGCCACCTCTCGCTCAGCTTCCGCTACCCTCTGCTCCCAGAGCGCGTCGCACATGGCTCGAAGGCTCGTGACTGCGGTTGCGGCGTCGTCGTGTTCGCCGCGGCTTTGCATCAGGGCGACTTCCGCCAGGGCGGCATTGGTGAGCTCGTGATGCTGCTCGAGATATTGCTGACGGGTCATGGTGCTCTCAGCGTTCAGGATGCCTTGCGCAGCTGGCTTCTCATTGGCGCGCGGGCGGCGCGGTCGCGGGTGATGGCGGTGGCTGGCGGCCGTTCGGCCTCAAGGCGATCGATCGCGTTCGCGAGTTCGTCTGCGCCTTCGCCGTATGGAGAGATCGGGCCGTCACCTATGGCTGGGATGGTGATCTGCGGTCCGCTGCGCAGCAGGGCCTCGACGAGCGCTCTCAGCGCCTTGGTGCATTCGGCAAAGCCAAGTTCGGAGAGCGCATAGCCGGTGTCGTCGAGTTGGCCGCCGCTGAGCATGGATTCCGGCTCCATGGCCTCTCGCAGGACCCTGACTCGCTCATAGACGGTCTGGCGCTTTGGGGGCCTGTGGCTGTTGAGTAGCACCTGCAGGCGCTTCATCGGCGTCCACTCGTTCGGCCTGGCGTAGAGCGCCACCAGGATCTCGGCGTGCTCGTTGGCGACCCCGAAGTACTCTCGGAAGGCGGCTCGGAGTATTTCCGGGCTGATGCCATGGACCCAGCGCGTCATGATTTGGCTCCGGTGTACTCTGCGACTGGCGTGTGGCGGTGGGCTGTGGCGTTCATGCGGCTGCCCTGACGAAGTAGCGCAAGGCGATCTGGCGGACGGTGACGCGGCGAGGTGGGATTTTGAGGCCGGCCAGCGCTGCGAACGGGTTCTGGCCGAGGCGTGTGCTGTCCTGAGCTCTGATGCGGATCGGCTCGATTCTGTGGCTAGGCTTATGGCGCCTAGTCTGGACCTGCGAGCGCCTAGCCTCCGCCTCTCGGCTTGCCCCGATTTCGCAAAGCACCGAGCGGATGTCGCGCAAGTGGTTCAGCGCGCCCCGCCGGCTGTCTCCGGGTGTTGCCGGGTAGATCACGAACCGGCTCTGGTCAGCGAATTGCAGCACCAAGGCGCAGTGCTTCCCGCGATGCTCGCGATGCCAGGTGACTCCAGGCCAGCGGGCCAGCTCCGCCTCTTGGCTGGCATCGTAGGCATGGCGCTTGATGGGGGGCGCGCTCACGAAAACGCCTCGACGCGGATTGAGTAATTCGCCTCGCGCGCAGCTTCCAGGCACAGAGGTGGGTTAGTGTGACAAGGGTTTGGAACCCTTGTCACATACCCTAGGTTAGTTATAACCAAGGGATAACTACACGCGTATACGTGGGCGCACTCAGGGGAGGTTTTCCCCGGCCGTGACATTGTGTGACTGTCACGCTTTGTCACAAGTATATCCCTCCCCTTTCAGTAATCCAAAGCCAGTTGTCATCGCGTCCGATGAGGTCGGCTAGCCATAGCTCGTTACCGTCGCGGGAGAGCGTCTGGCGGACCGCCGTAGGGGTCATTCCTTGGCCGCAGGTGGTCACGAAAAGGTCCCGGAAGGTGGCATAGTTGACGCCGTAGGCGCCGTTGCCAGGCACGACGCCGCCGTACTGCGAAACGGCCGTATCGAGCGTCTTCAGGAAGCGTTGCTGGCCTCGCGGAAGCGGGCGTCGTTTGCTGGCCTGTCCTGGTTCAGCCTGGGCGGGGACCACCACACATGAGGTGATGGGCTTGCCGTCGTCATAGGTTCCAACCGTGACAGGGTGCAGCTCGAAGCCGAGCTTGAGGCCGTCTTCGCCATCCTTCAATTTCACGAGACGGGCGGTTCTAGCGTTAGATTCTTCGTCCTTGGTCACCTCTATGGCTGTGTCGATGTTGGCGCGCAGGCTGGTGTGGCCGCGCTCACGGTCCCCAGCCGCGTTCTTGTGGTGGACCCACATGAGCGCCGCGCCGGTGGCTTTGTTGATTGCCTCGCCGGCGTTGATCAGCCGGCTCATGTCCTCTGAGGCGTTTTCATTGGCCCCAGGCGAGGCGGTGGAGAACGTATCGACGACGATCAGCGCCAGTGGGTCTTGCATGGCCGCCTTCCAGGCGCGGCACTCGGCGATGAAAGCCTCGAGGTCGCCATCCTGCTTGAAGAGGTCGATGCGCGACGGCAGAAGGACGAAGGGCAAGTCCTCGGTGACGCAGTGATCCTGCTTGTAGGCGCGCAAGCGCTTTACGAGGCCCTTGCCGCCCTCCCCCGCCTGATAGAGCACCGCACCCTTGCGCGTGTCGTGGCCGAGGAACGGAACCCCCCTAGCGATGCAGAGGCCCATGTGGACGGCCAGGAACGACTTGCCGGAGCCGGATGCGCCGTAGATCATTCCGACGTCGCCGCAGAACATCAGGTCGGCGATCAGCCAGTCCTGACGGATACTGACGGCATCGATCGCGGCCCAGGGAATGGCCCCAAAGGCGCTCTGGGGCGGCTCCGGCGTCCACGGCTTGGCCTTGTGCGCCAGACCCATCAGGACGACCCCGTCGCCTCCCGCGGCCAGCCAGTCGGATACATCGCCCTTGTGGGGGAGTTCCGGCAACTCCAGAACCGCCACGCGTTTGGCGACGCCGATGAGACTCGCAGCGACCTGAGACGCATGGGATCGTCCGGCATCGTCGTTGTCAGGCAGGATAACTACCCGCGCGCCGGTGAAGTGCTCAGCTAAGGTGTCGGTCCACTTGCCCGCTCCCATGGCGTTGCAAGTGGCGCAGAGACCTTCGCGATTCAGAGCCTCGACGTCCTTCTCACCCTCGACGATGAAAACCATCTCGCCGATGCGAATGGCGCGCTGGAGGTCTTGGAGACGATACGGGACCTGGCGGATGCCCCGAACGCTCCACGACCAGCCTTCGCCATCCGGCCGACGTTGTTTGAAGGTCTTCGGCTCAAAGCGGCAGACCTCGAAAAGGATCTCGCCGTCTTCGTCGACATAGGGATAGGTTGCGACGATCCGGGCTCTCGGCGAGGTTTCCGGCTGGCTGCGGTCTTCGAACTGCGCGCCGCACTCCTGACGCAGCCAAGCGATGGCGTCTTGACCCTTCAGGCCCTGCTCTCGGGCCAGCAGATCCATGACCCCGCCGCCAGTCTCGGCCTCGTGGTCGGCCCAGACGCCCTTGTCTAGATCGACAGAAAGGCTTCCATGGGTTCCGAAGCGCAGCTCCGTCTTGGTGCTTAGGCGCGGGTTCGGGTCACCGAGGAGCTTGCGCGCGACGCGCTCCATGTGGATGCTGAACTGATCGACGCTGGCCACGGCTACGCTCATCGCGGAACCCGAAGAGCGAGCTGGTCAGCGATTCGTCTCACGCGACCCTCTGCTTTAGGCGGTTGGTGTTTTTGAAATTCGGCCGCCGCAAGCCCGACGAGGGCTTCTGCGCGGCGTACATTTGGGCCGCGTGGCCAGCGCAATATGTGGCCTCAGTCGGTAGGCAGCAGGAGAGCGTATCGGCGCCGTCGCCGTTGATCGGATAGGCGCACTCCCCGTGCCCGCGCTCGGTCCACGGCTTGGCGCTAGATGCATCGATCGGGTCCAGAGCGGGGACCATGGCTCTGGCCTTCGGTTGCCCTGCGGCCAGTCGCCGAAGCACGCCAGAGGCGGTCACCGTCGCGCGTGGTACCTTCGGCGGCTTCGGGACACGCGGAGCCGGAGGGGACGGCTGAGCACGGCCTCGTAATGTCAGGCCCTCGCGGTGAACTTTGCCTATGACCGCATTGCGGCTGACGCCGCCCAGCTGCTTGGCGACCTGCGAGGCTGAGAATCCCTGTTCCCAGAGCTTGGCCAAGAGAGTGCAGCGTTCAGGCGTCCACCCGCTCATGCGGCGCCCCTAAGGCCTAGGCGATTCCAGGCGGCGATGTCGGCCGTTGTCATGGCCTGTCGCTCGGCGCGATAGTTGGGGCCATAGAGCCAGAAGAGGCGGTCTTCCGTGAACGCCTGCCATGAATGGGTGACTTCCACGACGTAGTGTTTGCCGCGCACGTAGTGCGGGGCCGCATGGTGGTCTCTGTAAGTACTCGCGCCCTGGCTCCCATCCGAGGCCTTGTCGAAGAGGCGACCGCTCATGCCGTCACCCGCTTGGCGACGCCGTTGTTGATGCGGATGCGGGCGCCTTCAGGAAGCTCGATCGGAGAACTGCCAACCTTTCCGGTGCGAGTGATCACCATCCGCTGGCCGTCTTGGGTGGGACGGCAGGTGTGGACGGACTCCGGGATGTGGCGGAGGTGAGGTTTCACCGAACGTGCCGCCATGAGAAACCGCCTACCAGACGGTAGATTGTCCGGACGCGAACGCCATATCGCGTCGCCAAAGCTTGGGCGTTACCAGGATGGTATGGCTTGCCTGGGCGATAATCTGCTCGGATGAGCGCCACTGCCTCAGTCGTCAGCTTCGAGTTCCATTGGTTTTCGCCGCGCGGAGGATTGGCGTACTTCTTGAGTCCAGCAGAATTATCGTGCCGGACAATCCCCGCGCGGTGCAGCACGCCGAGAACGATGTTTCGGCTGATCCCCATGGCGCGCCAAATGTCGCTAGGCAGCTCACCGGCCAGCCTGCGCCGCATGATCTCTGCGTTGCGCTCTACGTTCGGTGATGCGCTCATACCCGGACCCCCCGCTCCAGGCGCAGGACAGTGTTCGTGGCCTCGGCATAGCGCTTGAGGGCCGTATGCATGTCCCGGCAGTCCTTGCGCTCGCAGGCGTCGGCATAGGCCTCAGCGGCGCTGCGTCGGATCTTCCTCGCCAGCTCCAAGGGAGGAACCGGCTTGGGCTTGGGAGTGAAAAGCTCTGTCAGCGCGCGGAACATGCGCCTTCCCCTTCGTTGATGTTCACCGCCAGGTCGGGTGGCGGCTTCCCTAATTCTCGATGCAAAGGCGCCCCTCTGTAGGGAGGACCCTTCGCGGTTAGTCAGGCGGCCGGAACTGCGTCGAACAGGTCGAGCACGCCGGCCTTCCGGCGGCGCGTCGCAGCGGCGTTTTTGGCGTGATGTCCGGCGTCGTAAGTCAGGTGGCAGCGCTGACACATTGCTCGCAGGTTCGGGCGGTTGCCGACCTCGCCGTTGTCTTCAGGGGTATGATTGAGGTGCGCTACGGTCAGGATGACCACGGACCCGGTGACCGGATGCGGCCAACCGTGAGCCGCGCGGCAGTCCGGGTAAATGCCGGGCGAGCCCTCGCAGGCCCAACCCGCGCGCTCGCGCACCTCCAGGCTGATGGCCTTCCAGTCCTTCGGGTAGCGAGCTTTTTGATCGGGGCGGATCGGCATCAGGCTCGCCCCTCGAACGGTAGGTCCCGCTCTAGCGGCGACCGATCACCAGTCGGCACACGGCGTTCTTGAGCGATATCCAAACCGCCAGCAGCCGTGGCCCGGCGCGCGCGAATTTCATGCAGCTTCTCCTCCAGCTCGCGCTCTTCGCGACGAAGCCGCGCGAGCGTCTCATCGATTTCCGGTTCGAAGACCGCGGCCAGGATATCCCGGCCAAAGGCCCTTGCGATCAGCTTCCAGTGCCGGGCGCTGGGCCAGTAGCGGCCAGCCCGGAACCCTTCGGCCGTGCGGGGGTCACAGTCGAT